GTATGTTTGAGCAAGGCACGTCTAGCTGCTCCATGGAAATGAACGAACTTATTGTAACAGGGTCTGTATGGTCTCTCCCACCGTCCATCCCCAGTTTTGTGCAGGAACACTCGTGTGACGATTGCACGAAGTGCCGTGTCTTCATCTGCATTATGTACGCCGTACTCAATCCCAACCCCTATAGGAGCAAGGTTGTAGATTTTACGCTCTCTATACTTACCCTCAATGCTCTCGCGGACTGCTAGCTTTTCACTATTTGGGTCACTTGGGCACCCTTCCAGGCTGCAAACAGCGTCAAGGAAGAGTTCGATGTCCAAATTAGCTGAAAAACCGCTTTTACATTGTGGGCCTCTCTAGAGAGCGGCACGGACGTATCGCGATTTCTTCTCCATGGGTGAAAGTTCTAGTGGGTGGAAGCATAAGTACGACAACCCACGGTACACCTTATACAAGTAACTTGTATAAAATGTGTCATGGGCTGATTCACTCGCGTTGATCTCATGTAAAGTGGGAGTAAATATGCACTCAATCAGGATAGTAACATGTTTAATCATGTCAACCTTCCTGAAAGTGACTGCACGTTTCTCATCACTATTGATCTCAGCGCAAATAGCCCTCCTTATGACGTCCCTATTTGATTCTGTGTCCCGTGGCGTGCCATGTTTGGATTTGACACTTTGATAAATGAGGCGTTGGAACTTAGTAAGCTCTGTTTCCCCAACTGTCTCGGTGGCATGTCCTTGTATGACACGGATGTCAGCGAAGATCTCGCGGTGCCCCTTTCTTCTCATGAGCCCGAAGATAAGGGGCAGTGGGCACCATAAAAATAGGACGGCGACAACAAGTCCTAAAATCATGGTTGTTAGCTGTATAATGGTATCCTTATCCAACGCTGCAGCTAAAACGTTGGCGGAGTCAGTAATATTCATAAATTGTTCAATCATCAGTAGGTTGCCTCTGCAACTCGTCGAGTCGGCTAACCAACCAACCAAACGAGTTGAAGAAGACTAGCTGTGGTGCCACTACCTTCAAGTAGCCAGCGACAACAAGAAGGAGGTGTTCAAGAACCATTACGAACACAATAATCTAACTTTTCTATGAGGGCCTAGATGGGGTAGAACCCAACCTAACT